GGGACAAGTGTCCCAAACAGGTCAGAAGATACCATGACGCATGAAGAAGAAGTTAACATCAGCGACAGGGCGCATGGCTATGTTAGGGTCTTTGTGATAGTGGCGTATCCAAAACTTCTTGGCAGACTCATACTCTTTACACCACGAATCCGTTACAGGTTTCTTGGTAAAGACATCAATGAATACAACACCGCCACCGCTGTGTTTGTTTGGGTTGAATTTCATGGTAATTCCTTTCGTTTGTTGGTTAGTTAAAACTTGTTTTTGATGTAGTCAAGGGCGTTGATTTTGAGAAACGCTTCTTGCATGGTCATGGGCTGTGTTTTTACAACAGGTCGCACAGGCTGAACCTTTTTGGTCTTAGGTTTCTTGACAACAACTTGTGATAACAGATAACAGTTTTGGTTTGATAACATGATTACTCCTTAGATAAAGTAAAAGCGATACGCAAAATCAATGGCTTGTTCGCATGAGTTCGCAAGAAAGCCACGAACCTCGCCGTCTTCGTAGGTAACTTCATAGGTCTGCATACCTTGAATAACATCACTCTCAGGCATGAGTTCAACCTTTACAACTTTGGGTTCTAACAATGGTTCATACATGATTAACTCCTATGAGGGCGTGGATTTGACAATAAACAGAATCGCAGAGAAGACTCGCCCTCTCGCCTTTCCCTACGAATTCTGTCAAACTTGTTTGGGACAACTGTCCCAATCACTTGGCAAAAGCACGCTCAACAGCACGCAACACCTGAGCCTTGCTCATGCCCCAAGACTTGATTACCTTGGCTTTGGATTGCACAACGTCTTGCTGAGAACTTGTGTCGCCACCACGATTATTACGGGTGATGTTGTGGTATGGTGCAACCCTGCGTTGCCACATTTTCTTTGCGGCTTCGTGAATGTTTGCACTACTTACTTCTTCGGTCTTGTAGAACCGATACATACCATTCTCTGCCACGTCAACGAAACAATCATACTTCTTGCAAACGGCTTCACCTAACTGAATAACAGCCTTCTCAGGCAGAAACTTCTTGCCGTTAAGGGCGTCAGCCAAAGCCTTCTTCCAGCCTTGCTCTGCTGTGATTAGCGTGATGAGTGCATTAGATAGTGTAGACATATTGAAACTCCTTATGAAATGTTTGGGACAGATGTCCCAAATAAAAAAGCCAAAGCACAACGGCTTTGGCTACCTGTATCAGTAAGCCCTACAAGCCTTACCGACAACCACAGTATACCACAACCTGTTGTGGAGAACTTCATGATTCAGCGTGGCGTGAACCCCACCCGATACCCACCAAGCCGTTTTGGTTAGCCGTATCGTGTTGTATGCGTATACTATTCCTCAGCCGCAAAACCAATTTTTGTCAAATTTTGTAAAAAAATCCACCGAGTCATGTCAAATACTTGACACTTGCAAACCCACGAAAACGCAGTACACTAATCTTGTCCTTCACGTGGACCGGGGGAACGCGGTACGTAGGAACGTGAAAAGCGCTATCTAGGAAGCGCACATACCTTTCTGCCAACTACGTATATGTTTGTCGCAAGTACCCCACTTATTCAAAAAAAAACCCCGGAACTAGTCCGGGGTATGAAGTCACTTACCTATAAGGAACCGCGCCACCAAACGAAGGAAATAGGCACGGTAAGAAAATAATAACACAACAGCTAAAAAACAAAGTAGAATCGGAAAAATCGTGAGTTCCACACGCAACCAAAGGAGTTAGTTTTTGTTAGAGCATTTGGTCACTGCTTCAGCCGCTGACTTTATCCCAGAAATAATTTCTGGTGATACCGCTTTCACCCCACTAGACCCCCTCACCCCAGCAGAAACGCTGAACGCGCAAATTAAAACTAGCCAGTGGCTAAAAACCCTGACAGAAGAAGATGATGAAGTGCTGAGCCAAGCCCAGCAAGAAAAAACCACAGAAGCATTCAACGCCCTAACCACGGGCAACCCCAACGCTAAACAAAAGCTTTTACAACTGGACCTCCCAGAAGAGATAAAAAGCGCAGTTGGTATGGTTACTGCCTACCAGTGGAAGTTTATTGAGCAGGCAGAAGAGCTACGCAGTATGTCGGTAGCCAAAATAGTAAAAGAAACCGACCACCCCGACGCCCGGATACGGCTAAAGGCGCTAGAGATGCTGGGTAAGGTGACGGAAGTGGCGCTCTTTACAGAAAGGCTTTCTGTAAAGACAGATGAAATCAGCGACGAAGAGCTAGATGAAAAAATAAAAAATAAATTAAGTAAATACATGGGCGCGGTAGATATCGTAGACGCCGAAGTCGTCGAAAAAGAAGACGAGTAAACAAAAATGAGCCTCTCAACCCTAGAAAAAGCAGAAGTCTTAACGCCAGAAGAAGCGTTTGCGGCGCAAAAAGCGCTAAAAGACATGACGCGAGAAGAGAAGTTGGTGTTTTTGCATAGCCTCGAGAAAAAAGAAGACCGCGTTGAGTTAAAAATGGCGCGAACCAACCCGATTGCTTTTGCCCAATACGTATATCCGGGCTTTAAAGTAGGCCCACAGCACAAAAAACTGGCAAAAATCTTCCAAGACGTACTCGCGGGGAAAAAGAAGAGGGTAATCATCAACATAGCGCCACGTATGGGTAAGTCTGAGTTCTCGTCTTATTTATTCCCAGCCTTTTTTCTAGGTCAAGACCCAAGCAAAAAGATTATCATGGCTACGCATACGGCTGGTTTGTCCGAGGACTTTGGTCGGCGGGTAAGAAATTTACTAGATTCAGAGGAGTACCATGAAGTATTTCCAAATACAGTGGTCGCAGATGACCAAAAAGCGGCTGGCAAATGGTCTACTGGGGCTGGTGGTCAGTATTACGCTGTTGGTGTCGGTGGTGCGCTCGCCGGACGCGGTGCTGACTTATTTGTTATTGACGACCCACACTCAGAACAAGACATAAAGGTCAACAGCAGGGCTACGTTTGATAATGCATGGTCTTGGTTTCAGACCGGACCGCTACAACGTCTCATGCCTGGCGGTGCGATTGTCGTGATTATGACTAGGTGGTCGCTTTTGGATTTAACAGGCAGACTCATCAACTTTGGGATCAACAATCCAGACAGCGAGCCGTGGGAGTTGGTAGAACTACCCGCGATTCTCAATGAAGGCACCGACGAAGAGAAAAGCTTATGGCCTGCGCAGTGGCCTCTGGATCAGTTAAAAGCTAAAAAACAACAGATGGACCCGCGGTACTGGAACGCCCAGTACATGCAAAAACCGACGTCAGACATGGCTGCAATTGTGTCTAGAAAAGACTGGCAGGTATGGGAGTCAGACGATCCACCACCCTGCGACTACATCATTCAGTCTTGGGATACGGCACATGAGACCAAAACTACATCTGACTACAGCGCATGTACGACATGGGGTATCTGGTACAACAACGAGGATAAGAACAACCCAAACCTCATCCTGCTAGATGCCTTCAAAGACCGACTAGCCTTCCCAGACCTCAAGCAAGAGGCACTCAAACAATACAAAGAGTGGCAGCCAGACGCGTTTATTGTGGAAAAGAAAGCAGCGGGCGGCCCGTTGATTCAGGAACTACGGCGTATGGGCATACCGGTACAGGAGTTCACCCCATCGCGCGGCAACGACAAGATGGTACGTTTGAATGCGGTAGCTGATTTGTTTACGTCCGGTAAAGTGTGGGCGCCAGATACACGCTGGGCACGCGAAGTTGTTGAAGAAATAGCATCGTTCCCAGTTGGCGAACACGACGACTTCGTTGATACTACGACTCAGGCGCTTTTGCGTTTTAGACAAGGCGGGTTTATTTCGTTGGACTCCGACGAAAAAGATGATGAATACCTATACAAGTACCGCAAAAAAGCTGCGTACTACTAGGCTAAAAATTAAGGACGGATGATATGAGCATAGAGAAAAGTTTGTACGAAGCGCCAAAAGGGCTGGAAGCTTTAGTGGGCGAGCCGGACATTGAGGTTGAGATCGAGGACCCAGAAGCGGTACGAGTTAGTGTTGAGGGCGAAGAGATTCTTGAGATTGAGGCTGGCGAAGACGCTGAGAATTTTGATGTGAACCTTGCGGATGTTATGTCTGAAGGAGACATACAGAGTTTGGCGGGTGATTTGGCTGAGGATATTAGTAACGATTTGGCTTCCCGCAAAGACTGGGAGCAGATGTATAAGGACGGTATTACGTTGCTGGGCTTGAAGTTCGAAGAACGGACAGA